GTTAAAGAGCCATCTCCGACCCTAATGCAACTTTTAGGCATATTAACTGAATCCGGCAGACGTTTTTCTAGCATAGCTGACGCTATGGTAGGGGACGCTGCTGGAACTTCTCCTGTCGGAACGACTATTGCACAAATAGAACAGGGCAGTAAGATATTTTCTGCTATACATAAACGTTTACACCACGCTCAAGCTAGAGAATTACAATTAATTGGTCAATTAGATGGAGAATATTTACCAAATGACTATCCATACGAAGTTGTAGGCGATGAATTAGCTGTAAGAAGAATGGATTTTGATGATAGAGTAGATATTATACCAGTATCTGACCCTAATATATTTTCTCAAGCACAAAGAATAGCTTTAGCTCAAACTACTTTACAAATGGCGCAGCAAGCACCACAATTTTTAGACGTAAAAGAAGCATACAAAAGATTAATGACTGCTTTATCACTACCAGAGCCAGATGATTTATTAATAGATGAAGATGATATGCCTAGACGTGATCCAGTTTCAGAAAATATGGCGTTACTAAATGGTAAACCTATAAAAGCTTTTTCTGATCAAAATCATGACGCTCATATGGCAGTGCATCAACAATTTATTTCTGATCCTAGATATGGAGGTAGACCAGAAGCAAGAGAAGCACTTATTGGCCCTATGTTAGCACACTTAGGAGAACACGTTGCATTTCAATATCGTTTGCAAATGCAATCTATGGCGCAAGGCGCTGAGTTTCCATTGCCTTCTTTTGACGATGGCGAAGAAGAACAGCAATTACCGCCACAAGTAGAAAATCAATTAGCTGCAGTTCAAGCTCAAACTGCACAAGCTTTAGCTCAATCACAACCACCTAATCCAGAACAAGTAAAACAAGAACAACAAAATCAAAAAGATCAAGCTGAGTTACAACTTAAAGCAAAAGAAATGCAAATTAGAGAAGCACGTTTTGTAGAAGGCGTAAAAAATAACGAAAGAATGCAGGACAGAAAAGATAAAGAATTACAATTAAAAGCTGTAGATCAAATATCAAAAACTAATGAAAGAAAAAAGAAATAATATAAGAGCAACAGGAGAAGAAATAAGAAAAGCTAAAAAGTTTTTAAGAAATAAAAAAGTACCTTTAGCTTTATTTAAACCTAATCTATTTGCTTCTGCTAGTAGAGAAATAAATAAAAATTTTGATGGAACGTTTGATGCATTAATGAATGTGTATAGAACAGGTAATCCATATTACAAAAGGAGAATGAAGAATGCCGACAATACCAGTAGTAAAAGCGATACAAACAGAAATAAAAAAGTATAAAGTAGAATTAGCTAATAAAACGTTAGCGCCCGGTTTTGATAATTATGAAAGTTATCAAAAAGCAAAAGGAATAGCAGAAGGATTAGATACAGCTATTCGTATTTGCGAACAAATGGAAAAAAGATATATAGAAGGAGATACAGATGAATAGAAATGAAGATTGGTTTACAGACGATAGTATTCCTGATCCTAAAAGACAAGATTTACCACAACCAGCGGGTTGGAGAATATTAGTTCGACCAGTTGGAATGGTTAAAAAAACTAAAGGCGGGATTATTTTAACTGATAAAAATATGGAAGAACAACAATACTTGAATTCTAAAGGTAGAGTAATAGCTATGGGAAGAGAGTGCTATAATAATCGAAGCACAAATTGGTGTACAAGTGGAGATACTATTGTATATAGTAGATATGCAGGGTCAAGGATTGACGTTCAAGGCGTTAAAATGCTCTTGCTAAATGACGATGAGGTACTAGCAGTATTACCAAATCCTGACGCAGTAACTCAACAATTTTAACATACGCACTTGTTGCGAAAATACATAGGAGAATACTATGAACGAAGAAGTACAGAATATTACACCCGATAATGATATTGAGGTAAAAATATTAGACGACCAACCTAAAGAACAAGAAGATGTTTCTTTAGTACAACCAGAAGAAAATCAACCACAAGAATCAGCCTCAGACGTAAACGAAGAATTAAAATCTTTGAAAAGCGAATTAGCTGAATTGAAAAAAGAGCCTTATAGTTCACGAGTAAAAAATCGTATTTCTAAAGAGGTTTCTAAAAGAAAAGTGCTTGAAGATCAAAACAAAGCTTTAGAAGATAGACTTGCTAAATTAGAATCTAATGCTCAAGAACAAAACAAAAATGTTTTACAGAACACTTATCAAAAAGTTTCTCAAGAATTAAAAGAAGCTATTGAAGGTGGAAATACTGAAAAACAAGTTGAGCTTATGGATCAAATGGCAGAGGTCAGAAGTAAAATACAGACTAACCAACAACCTGCAAAAGAAGAAACTAAATCTCAAACACCTGAAGTTCAAGTGCCAGAAATAGCACAAAAATGGATAGGTAAAAACAGTCATTGGTGGAATAAACCTGGTTTTAACGCTGCAACTCAAATGTCTTACGCTATTGATAAAGACTTAACAGAAGAAGGTTTTGACATAAATGACCCTGAATATTACACAGAAATGGATAAAAGAATGAGTAAAGTGTACCCAGACTTAGTTAAAACAGAAGAAAACGCTGTTAATGAAACAAAAAAAGATGTAGAATCCAAGCCAAGAGTGCAATCACCAGTAGCAGGTGTTTCTCGATCAAATCAAGGCTCTGCTAAAAGTGTAAGATTGACGTCAGACGATTTACAAAACGCTGTGCGTTTTGGCATTGATATCAACGATCAGTCCGCACTGAAGAGGTACGCAAAGGAACTTGCGAACTACACAGGAAATAAAGGAGCCTGATTATGAAAAAAGACAAAAACACTTCTCTAAAAAACGAGAGAGAAACACGTGATGAAAGCTCACGAACAAAAGAGTGGAAACCGCCTTCCTTGTTAGAGGCACCTCCAGCTCGGCCTGGCTACAAGCAGAGATGGATTGCAACTAAAATACTTGGGGTCGATAATCCAACTAACTGGGCAAAGCGCCGTAGAGAAGGGTGGGAGCCAAGAAAACCAGAAACAATTCCTGGTGATTTTCATGCTCCAACTATTAATCACGGAACTTATCAAGGATATGTAGGAATCGAGGGTATGGTACTGTGCGAAATGCCAGAGGAAATGGTTACTCAGAGGAACGAATATTATCAGCAAAAAACTGATTCTCAGATGACTGCTGTTAAAAACGATTTGAATAGAATCGAACAACCTGGTAACCCAATCCAACGTGACCATAAGTCAAGTGTAACAAGAGGTGGAATCAAAGAATAAATTCGTAGCATAAATATTTGAAAGGTATTTAAAATGGCTAACGCAGATACACCTCATGGTTTTACACCATTGAGACATCTAACAGGTGGTGTCATACGTGCTAATGAATACGAAATTGCTAATGGTGAAGCAGATAGTTTTAGTTTTGGAGACATAGTTCAACTTGACTCTGACGGATTTCTAGATGCTTTCGCTAATAACGAAAATGCTATTGGCGTATTTTATGGTGTTCAATACACAGATGATACAACTGGCGATGTAAAATTCGAAAGAAAATGGACTGGTGGATCTACATTTAAAGCTAATACAAAATGTAAAGCTTTAGTTTATGATGATCCTAACATTACATTTAAAGTGCAAGCCGGAGGAGCCGCTATTGCACAAGCTAACGTTGGTGAATTATGCAACGTTATATTAACCGCTGGAGACGCAACTTTCTTAAACTCTAAGCATGAAGCAGATATGTCAACTTTGGCAAACACTGCAAAAGTGTTAAGAATTTTAAGAATTATTGACGAGCCCGGCAATGAAGTTGCTGAGAATGCAGAGATTGAAGTTGTTATTAACAACCACCTCTTTGGAACTCAGAACGCAGGAATATAGGAGGGTAGTATGGCATTAAATAGAGCATTATTTCAAAAGCAACTACAACTCGGACTTAACACTATTTTTGGTATGGAGTACGATAACTATCCAGAACAGTGGAGAGAAGTATTTTCTGTTGAAAACTCAAACAAAGCATTTGAAGAAGATGTTCAAATGTACGGTTTCGGTGCTGCACCAGTAAAAGCTGAAGGTGCTGCTATTTCTTATGATAGTGGTGCTGAAGGTATTGTTGCAAGATACGTCCATGAAACTATTGCACTCGCTTTTGCTATTACAGAAGAAGCAGAGGAAGATAATCTTTATGGATCACTTGGCGCAAAATACGCTAAAGCTCTTGCAAGATCAATGCAACACACTAAAGAAATCAAAGGTATGAATATCTTGAATAATGGATTTTCTACATCATCTGCACCAGTAACTGGTGGCGATGGTAAAACATTATTCGCTACTGATCACCCATTGGGTGGCGGTGGTACTAGTTCTAACCAATTAGCAACTAACGCAGATTTAAGTGAAACATCTCTAGAGAGCATGTTAATCTTAATCTCTGACTTGAAAGACGATAGACAAATTCCTATCGCTGCAACAGGTCAGAAGTTAATTGTTCCACCAGAACTAATGTTTGTCGCAGAAAGAATTGTTGCAACTAACCTAAGACCAGGTACAGCTGACAACGATACTAATGCAATGAGAAGCATGGGAATGATTCCACAAGGAGTAGCAGTAAATCAAAGATTAACTGACCCTGATGC